TTGCCGGGCCGAGAGGAAACGGTAGAGGTAGCGTGGGGGCCAGCCATAGAGACCGTCTGGCGGGGAGCGCACCTCCAGCCCAGCTACCACTACCGCTGGGAGGAGAAGGATGAGCATCTTGGAAGAGAAGCGGAGCCGGGGCGGAAAGCGCGATGATTTAGGCGACCAATATTTTCGCTCATCATGGGAGGCCAATTACGCCCGTTACCTAAACTGGCTAATGGGAATTGGAGAAATTGCCAGATGGGAGTATGAACCCGATACTTTTTGGTTCGAGGGCATCAAGCGAGGTACACGAAGCTACACGCCAGACTTCAAAGTTTGGAGCATTGACGGCACATACGAATATCACGAGGTCAAGGGCTGGATGGATCAGAAGTCGCAAACGAAACTCCGACGAATGCAAAAGTATCACCCTAACGAAAGAGTAATCGTGATAGACAGCGAATGTTACAAGCAGCTTGCCCGCGACGTTTCCGGTTTTATCGCGGAATGGGAATAGAGGGAGTTACCCAATGACAGAGCCCGAGTGGATAAGCCTCGACGAGGCACAGGAACTCTTGACAATGCGTCCCCGCACCGTGACCAAGCTGCTCGCAGAGGGCAGATTAGTCGGCAAGAAGCGAAGCCGCTATTGGTTCAAAGTACGCAAGGACAGCGTTCTTGATTATCTGGACTGGCGCACCGAACGGAACCTACGCCCGCCCAGCCCGCTATTGAGGCAAAAGAAACACAGGAAGATAGCAAACCCCAAGGCCTGCCAGCGATGCGGGATCATAGACGAGCCCCTAAACATCCAGGGCCTGTGCGCAACGTGCGTCACGGAAGATGAAACAGGGCATACCGTCTGGTATGACAACCTGCCACAGCCAGGAACCACGTGGAACCTAGGCAAGCTCACATTATAGGAGAGGAAGCCATACGTGAACATCACGGTTGAATCAAAGTGGAATACCCTCACCCCCGACACTTGGGTCGCCATGATCTACAGCCCGACCTTCCCCCAAACGACCGTCCAGTATTGCGGCGAGCACGGGCGCCTGCCCAAATTGCGCCAGGCCGTCACCGTTCACAACGCATACAACGACAAGGAGCGCACAGGGATCGTAACCCAGCTTTTTCCAGAACGGCGCGAGTACGAGGTTGCGATCCTGGAGAACCGCACATGAAAGACAATCGCAGGGTTCGCATATACGTCAATGGCCGACTGGCGCCCATGGACGACGAGCAACGCCTTGAAAGGCTAGAACGACTGTTGCTCAGGCTCATAGTCCTTTGGATTCTGATCGGCCCGATCGCGATCGGCCTGTGGGCCAGCGGGTGGACACCATGAAATTTGACGAATCCACCGATCTCTTTGGGAAAACGTCGTCGCCCCAGTTCAAGCAGGCGACACGCTATACCCCCCAGGCTGATAGCCCCCTAATCGTTGCCCGGCTAATCAGCCTTGGGGCCCTGGTCTTTTTGGCCCTGTCAAGCGCAGCGGCCATAGCTTTTGAGTTCGCGTGGAAATGGGCGCTTTTATTTACAGCGGCGGGAACCGCAATCCTATTCCTTGCCGTCCTCAGCTACGCTTTCAAAAACGACCTGCTGTGGATTGTCGAGGAGGTGTTCAATTACGACAGAGACGGAGACGGGATTATCGGGCCGCCAGTCGTGCGGCAAACGCACTTTTCTCTACCAAAGGGCGCAAGCAGCGCCAGGCTCGGAACTGTAAACGTCCCGCCACACACCCTCATTGAGTGGTGCAAGGCGGCAACCAACAATGAATCACTATCGTTCGCGCGCTGGGAATCGCGATTCGCGGATCCCGACGGGAAAAAAGGGCGCGAGAATTACACCGAATTTCGGGACTGGCTACTTACCCAGGGCTATGCAACCGGAGCATCTAGCACGACGGGCATGCGAATTAACTGGCAAAACCAGGAGGCGGCAGACTGGATTTACGGGTTTGCCGTGCAAGACCCGGATGGGGGCGAGGAGTAAGTGATCAGGCAACTCAAGCTGTTTCCGTATGCACCAGACTACCAATGCTTGCCCTCGGCCCGGGACCGAAAGGCGAGCGGTGCAGAAACTGTACCCATTAGGAGGCAACCCGTGACAGAAATCGAGATCGTCCTAATAGCGGCAATCGTCCTCATCCTACTTGGCGCCACCATCATTGTGTTTTCCGCATGTATCGTATCCGGCCGATACGATGAAATGCACCGCAAATGAATAGCCTAATCATCTGGGTGCACGACCACGAGCGCCAACGCATCCTCTACGGCGAGGAGCTGGGCATAACCGATCGACAGTGGGTGGAATGGGCGCGACGGGTGCAGGGTTCGCGGAGGCTGTGGGCCTTTGCCGTAAAGGACCTGTTCCCGGCCGTCGGCCAGTACCGACGATTCCGGGCCAAGCTCGCCACACGGTGCATGGTGGAAAAGACGCGCACGGGTTACCGGCTCACACCCGGGGGCCATGCGCTTGTGGCGCGGCTGGTCAGGTTTGGGAACGAAGGGCTTGCCGACCGACCGCCGGGGTGGTGGGCGCGAGAGCGAGAGCGGGGGCGGATTCTGCTGTGTGAGGTTAAGAAATGACGGAACCGACCAAGTACAACGCAAAGGAGGGAGAGATGATGGGCGATGAAACCTTTGGTTTCTGCGGAAACATACCAGAGAAAAAAGGAAGGGTCAATCCAATGGTCCGGCTCTTTGGTCTTGGCCCCGAAGGTGAGATCTGCAAGAACTGTGCCCACCTGATTGGGCACAGCCACAGCCACACGTACTACAAGTGTAACTTGAGGACAATCACGTCGGGGCCATCGAGCGACCATCGTGTTCGGTGGTCTGCGTGCGCCAGGTTTGGGAAGCGAAAACAGGAGGAATGCTGGCATGTCAAGGTGGTCGAGCCGAAGAAGAGGAAGAAATGAGCGACGACAAAGAAGACGCAGTGAATTATACTGATGGCCGATGGATAGCGACAACAATGGGGCAGTTTCTACAGATTCTTGTTGACAGCGGGCAAGACCCATGCGTTATCTTCCGAGTAACCGACGATATACCTGTCCCGGACAGTAAGACATTCGTGAGGCTGATGGCGGTGTTTAGTGTGCCCAATGGGGCGGTTGTGCATACAATGAACGCACTAGGATTCTTGGATAAAGATGCTCCCCATGCAGTTAACAAAGTTCTTGCGAAACTGCTTGAATCCGGACTGGTTTGGTAAGGAGGCGATAGGGCTAGACGGCAGGCCGGCACGAAAAACGTGGAGGAAAGAATGAACAAGGAAAGCAAGAACGTGGTTAAAACCTCCAAGTAGGAGAGCGCCGAGGTGCAAGAAGCGCCTTGCCATATACAACGCGGCAGAAACGGAGGACTAATGGGCTTGGATATGTGGTTCAGGGAAGACTGTAAAAGGATCCTAGCGTCGGTGCTGGAGGTGCAGAGGAACTCGGCGCGATCGGTGACAGCGCTGGATGAAGAGTTTGCGCTGGCCTATCAGCGCGGGTTTGTCGACGCGCTGTGCGCGGTGGCCGTGGCGTTTGGCATTTACAACCCCCAAAACCCAACACTCCAAGAAAGGAGCACAAATAGTGGCTAGAAATGAAACCAATATGGCACGAAGAAACATGGCTACAGCGCCGTTTCGTCGTTCAGGGCTGGACAATTACAGCCATGGCGAAAGAAGCCGGAGTCTCACGCACCGCTGTATCCAATGCGCTACGGAAACACGGTGTCATCGTTCCCGCGCAAGCCCCGCCCTTCAGAAAGGGCGAGCCCGTATGCACGCAAGACTGTCTCTACTGGGAAGATTGTCTCGATTGGCCGGCCGATAAGGCCTGCCCCATGGAAACGGAGGAATAGACATGCTAAATGTTCACTGGCAGCCCTACCATTTCAGCGGCAAAGACGCTGAATGGTTCAAGGAACTGAAACCGAAATTCGTCAAGGTAGTTTGGTCGGGCCCCAAGCCCCCTTACTCCGAAAGCCTCCCACCAGGCGCAACCTACATCTACCGGGATTATGGGTTTGAATCAGAGCACCGACACCTGCTCAGCGCCGATCCCGTCAAGTGCGCCATGCTCCACGTCAAGGCCTCTGTCGAGGCCAGCGCCTACCTGGTAAGCAAGGGAATCCCCACGTCGCGACAGTTATTCGAGAGCCTAAACGAGCCCGCCCTATGGGCCAACGAGACACCGGCAAAGTTGGCGCTTTACCTGGCGGCCTTCTTGGCCGGCCTGCACGAACACGCCCTAAACGGAGTCGTCGCCAACCTCGGCGTTGGCTGGCCGAACAACCTGGGCCCCGACACCCCCCCTGACTGGAGATGGTTCGAGCCAGCCCACAAGGCCATGATCAAGGGTGACTACCTTGGCCTGCATGAATACTGGTACAAAAACGGCCCTAAGCAAATGTGGGGGTGGTGGGCGGGTCGGGCCCACAAGTGCCCGTACAACGTGCCCATACTGATCACCGAATGCGGCATCGACGCAGGTGTCGCTGTCCCAGGCTCGGTTGATTCTTGGCGAAACGTCTGGCAGGGCTTGTCCGAAGATCAGGCAGCTGTGCGATTCACCGACGAGCTTTGGGAATACATGAAACTAATGCGCGAGGATCCACGGATCCAGGGCATTTTCCCTTTCACGTACGACAGTTCCGTTGACAACAACGGGCGCGCAAAATGGGCTTGGTTTGAGCAAAACGTGAACCCGCTCAAGGCAGCCATGCGGAAAAAGTGGGCCGCCGAGCCCATCCCGCAGCCAAAGCCCTTTTTGTGGGCGGCCCCAGGGCCCAGCACGCCCCTACCAGGCCCAGGGCCCGAGCCGAGCCAGCGCGCTACGGGAATCGACGTTAGCCAGTACCAGGACCAAAACCTAAACTGGCAAGCCTTACGCGAGGCGGGGTTCTCTTTCTTCTTCTGGCGATTAACCCGGGGGCTCAGCCTCGATCGCGCAGGCTTCCGCCATCCAAACCAATCCGCAGGCGCCGACCTTCTCTCCGGCCCCTATCACTATCTTGACGCAACCTACGGCGCACGCGAACAGGCCCGATTCTTCTATTCGGTCCTAAACGACTTTCCCGATGGGCTTGTACCAGTTATCGACGTGGAGGACGACCTTTTGACTCCACGCAACGTGCGGGATTGCATCGATCGATTTAGGGAACTGTCCGGCTATTGGCCGATGATCTACACCAGCAAACACAAGTGGGAAAAAATCGTGGGCCGAGGCGCAACGTGGGCCAAACAGTGCCCGCTTTGGGTAGCCCATGCCGGCGTAGAATCCCCGGCGTTGCCCGATATATGGGACCACTGGACTTTCTGGCAGAGGGGCCAGACACTAACGCCCGCCTACCCCACCAAGCTCGATCACAACCTATTCAACGGAACCGAGGCGCAGCTCAGGGCCAACTTCACCCATCAGCCCGACGAGCCCGAGGAACCCGAGAAGCCCCCCTCGATCGGCGTGGACTTCACGGTCACCCACCGGCCAGGAATTGAAGCCATTATCGGGAACTATCCAACCCCAGGGCTCTACGCTACCTTGAGGGATCCATGGGGGAATACCCAAAGTCTCATTACCGGCAGCAAGCCCGAGTACGGCGCCGGAGGCTTTCTTTTCAATACGTGGAGCCTTGCCACTTACACCTTGCACATCGACGGCAGAGACTACCCGGTGAAAACCGTTCCGCTCCACACGTCCTTTATCACGTTCAGCTAAGAGCACGCCCAAACAAGGCCCCCTGGTTCTCCAGGGGGCGAGATTCTCCACCTACACCTGGCGGGGAGTGCATCACAGCTCGTTCCGAATGTAGGCATCCAGCCGATCAAACAGAACCGCATCGTAAATATCTTGCTCCCAAAGATCTAGGACAAGATACCCCTGCCCTCGCATCCGGTCAGCCTGTATCCGATCCTCGATCGTCCGTTCATGGAACGTCGGGCCATGCCAGTACCCACCTTGAACCCGGATAGCCACCGGCACACCGGCCAGCCCCCACACAAGAAAGTCGATTACCGCACCGCCGACGGTCAGCCGCCCGCCCATAGCGCGGTATTGCGGCTCGAAAATCAGCCCTTGGCTTTGCAGCCAGCGCCAGACGATGCGCTCCGGCAGCGAGCCCTCGACGCCCTGCATCGCCGCCTTTTCCAGCGCCTCCATCCGCGTCTCAGTGTAGGCGCCTGGCAGCTCAGGCCGCAGCGTAACTTGGCCGATTCCCCGTTGCCGCTTGCCCAGGTCGGGCAGGCCGTCGATTCCCGCGATGCTGGCTATCTTGGTCATTAGCCGACAAGCTCTACCGTATCCACGTAGACATATTGGCCGGGGCCCGCAAAGCCACCCGAAAGGATTCCCAAAAGCAGGGTGTTGACAGGCAAATTTACCTCGGCGGTAAAGGTATACCATCGATTCGGCACCGGCATATAAAAGCCTTGATCCAGATACATGGGCGAGCCGTCATACTCTGAAAGAAGAACTGAAATTCCCTGGGTTACAGTAGAAGTACATTTTGCCCGAACTCGCAAAGTGTACGTTCCGGCGCTCGTAACCGAGATGTTTGTTTGGGCAATCTGTTGGGCGACCCCCAGCATCCCGCTATCGTCCACCCATCGCACACAACCATAAGCCGGGTATCCGTCAGTGGCCAGCCAGGTACCACCATTGGCCGCAGACAGTTCCCACCCATTCGCGTTCAGGGCAAAGTCCCCGTTGGTAATCAGGTTCATTGTGTTGTTGGTAGCAATCAATGACATGGCCGCCAGCATGTTCATGGGCGGCCCCATCTGTCCGGCCCGTTCCATTAGTTCGGTTGTCCGTAGGTCCAGGGTGAGCGCCATCACCCGCCGCCGCGCACCCGTAGGATCACGGAACACCCATGGCCATTCTTTCTCCAGCAGATCGCGCAATTCCCCAGCAATCGTGTTGGCCGTCCGCTGATCTACCCCACCGCCCGCTTTTTCCATCGTAGCCGAAAGGTCAAGCATCAGGCTATAGGTGGACACCGTATCGGGCAGCATGTGATATTTCAGTGTGACCGATTCCACCACCAAGGGGGTGCTGGTCGAATGGGTGTAGAGGCCGCGCAATCGCAGGCGCAGGCTGTTACCCACAAGATCAATGTCTTTTTCACCAACCGGCCCCTCTTTGAGCACGTGTGCCCCCGACCACTGAGAATCCCCCGGAGCCGGATCAAGCTGGTAGTCCACAAGGATGTAAGGATTGCTACTCAGATTCTTGGTGACAATCTCCACCGAATGAAAAAACTTTTTCATCTTCGGATTGTCTCCATCGAACAGCGGAAGCTCCACTTCCCAGGCCGCCTGGTAGCTTGCATCGCCATACTGGCTCAGGTCGCTCGTCCAACCAGGAAGCCGAAAGTAGCCAACCCCCTGCCCGTGCGCAAAGTACAGCCGGTCCTCGCTCGGCCCCAGCGTCCGCATGTACATCGCTGACAGATACCTCGCCAGATAGCCCGCCGTCAGCGGATCCTCTCCCGTCTTGGCTACCACCGGCCCCATCGGGTGCCAACCACTTAGGTTGTAACACCAGATCTGCGACTCGTACAGATGCGGGCCCGAGGCCGACACAAACAGCCCCCGCGTGGTGCCGATGGCCGCATGAAACACGCCCCGGCTCCTACTGGGGAACGTCGCAATCGGCGCGTTCCTCTTGCGCATGGTGTAGGCCGGAACTTCGGCTCCTTGCGCGGCCGTCGTCTCTTGCGCGTCCGGATCCACCCGATCGTTCCAAATGTCCCGCAATATACCGTTCTTCCATTCGTACACGGCGTTGTTGCCCGGAAAGTACAGCCCCCCGTGCCAGTCCAGGATCCAGGGGCGCAGGGCGCAGTCGGTCGAAAAGTCCAGAACCAGGTTGGCAGTCACCGAACCCGACGCCGGGTAAGTGTCCTCATAGGTGATCTCGTAGATACCTTCTTCCTTGGCGCAGTACAGCTTGCCACCGTGGGATACCATCGCCGTGATAGCCGTGCCCGGATCACCCACTTGGAAGGTAGCGCCCCAGGTTGAGCCATCATACCCACTCAGTAAAGAAACCCCCGTCGCACCGGCAACCCCGCCCACCTTCCAGAACAACCCATCGTGATTCGCAAATCGAATAGCGCGCTCATTCAGAATCGACGTCCAGGCAGTCGTGACTGTGGTGCCGGTAAATTGTTCCATATCAAGGCCAAGTCCGACGGCGGTGTAAAGCAGTCCATTGTACACCCCAATATCCTGAATCAGCGTCGTATAGGGGCTTCGCGCCACCGTCCAGGTGGTTGCCGCATCGATCTTGGAAAGGATTTTGTTGCCGGACGTTACATAGATGCGGTCAATTCCGTCGCCGCCCCGGAAGGAAAGCATGTCCGTAACGGGCCGGTCGAGATAGTTCCTCCACCCAATGTAGAAATAGAAATCGCCGGCGTTTGAGTGCGCCGCCCAGTTAGTCCCATCCCACTTGGCTTGGGTCTGGCCCTTGTCGCCCGTGCTCCCAGCCCAATAGATTTCATACGCCTGATTGTTGGTGATGCCTACCCAGTAGTAGTCGCCCGCCGTCACAGCCGCATTCACCGCCGCAAACACCCAAAAGTATTCATCGTTCTCCCAGGGCTGGCAACCATACATCCGCGCCGCGTCATAGTCTACATAGGTAAACCCCCGGCCCTGGCTGCCCACCGGCGCACCCGGTTTCGGCCCCGCCGCATCAGCGTAGATACCTACCGTAAAGTTGCCCGCGCCGTTATAGTCCCGGCCAGGCGCCCGCTTGACCAGCACAGCCACAGTATCAATGGTCGAGGTAAGGCCAGCCTGAAAGCGCAAGGCAAAGCCCTCGTTGGCGCCCGCCGCGTTCGAGATCTCCAGCCCGGCTATGGCGTCGTCGGCTACAGGCAGGTTCTGAACGGGATCACTGTGGACCCACTTCATCGCCGGCCCTCTCAACAGGTTCCCGCTCCGGGTGTCGATATTCTTGCCCCAGCGGTAGCGGTTCGAGCCGTCGTACTTTTCCGCGCCCGCTCCGTCAGAGAAGCGGAACGTCACCTCTGCCCACCGCTTTTCCGTAGAAACATAGTGCATGAAAGGGTCGCTGTGTTTCTCGGCATACGCCCCGCTGAGCAGGTTGCCCCGGTTGTCGCGAGCCAGCATGTAGCCCTTGCCGTTCAGATAGACGTCATAGTTTTTCAGTTCAGCCATTAGCCCCACACCTGGGTTCGCATTTTACTCGCAGGCCGATCCCGTCGAGCCAGCAACACGCGCTCTCGCTGTGTTCGCGCACCGTCAAAATAATTTATGTCCTGTTGGGCCCGGTTCGGATCCTCAGATGCGCCATCGGATTCCATTAGCAAAAGAACCGTCGCCTTGTAAATGATCCAATCATCATCGGCGTCGGTGGTCCCCGAATCCCCTGTTAGTTCAGCAAAGGGAACAAGGTATTCCACCATAATATCCCGCCCGGCAGCCGCAGGATCTTCATCGAGAACTAGCAACAGGGTAGGGCCCAATTCAACCTGCCAGCGGCCGATCTCGTAAAAGTGCCCATCGGAACCCTCTACCCATACCCGCGTCACCTGCCAGGGTTCGTCAATCGCCGCAATGGCCGCCAGGGAGTAACGCCGGGTATCGGCCACCGTGACAAGCGTTGTATCGGTTTGCCGGTAGAGTAGGGGTTCGGGATATTGCCGAATGGCCCCATTGATCGCGTCGTCATAATCAGTGACGCTGTGCAGCAGCGCCGCCGGATCCCGCCGGTTGCGCTGTATCTGTGCTCGCAGTTGCGCTCTTGTCATACTCATTTCTTCACGCTTCCACTCATCGGGGCCCCCTCAAGCTCGCGCACTAATGCAGCCTTGCGCCTTGCCGCTACGTCCTGCCAATGGCTCATAAGCGTAAGATAGCGACTTGCATCGCTCCCACCCGTCGATTCGGCCAGCGTCCCGTAGAGGTTGCCCTGGGCCGCCGCGAGGATGTAGTCATAGTCCAGGGTTGTCGAGGCGAGTGCAGCAAGTTCAGGATATTTGTCCTTTATGCTCACACGAGCCAGGGTATTGGCCGCCATCTTTTGTCGCAGGTGAATCGTTGCCTTTTCGGCGTCATAGCTCCACATCGAACGCGGGACTTCCTGCCAGCGGGTAGAGAGAGGCGTCACTTGTACCCACATTCGCACCACATCCCACACGTCGGCGCTCCCGCCCGACAGGGCCAGCTTGTCAGCCGCCGCTCCAAAGGTCAAATCGATCACCTCGGGCCGCCACACTTCCGGCCAGGCGCCCGCAATAGCCTGGTTAATCGCCCGATTCCATTGAGCGATAGACAGCGGCGTACGATAGACTTCGTAGACGTCGCCAACCCCAACAGCCGCCGTCAGCACGCTTTCCAACGTGAGGGTGAAGGTCGAGTACACGTGGTCGGTTATCGTCTTGGACTGCCCTTCAGGCGCCGCGTGAGCGCCGCCCGCATCTGTGCGGATGTAGGCCAGCGCCCCATTGAGCGAGTCGTCTTCGGGGAATGCTCTGAGCCCGTTCGTATCGATGATCGTGCCCGTGCTCCCGCCCGTCGCCACGCCGGAAAAGAACTTGCCGACGGCGCGCGCCAGATCAGCCCTTAGTTCTTCCAGTGTCTTTGCCATACGCTACCCCCGCCGCGCCGTCGTTTCCGCAGCTTCCAGTTGCGACAGCAGTGTAGTGCGGTCGGCCACAGTTCGTCGAAGCGTTGCCATGTAGTCCTCCTATCTATGCGGTGAAATCCACCGTCGACCAGGTTTTGCCATCTGCGATTGCGTCGCAGCCATCATTTTTTAGCTCGTGGGCAACTTCTTTCCCCGGCGTCGCCGCGCCCACCGGACATGATGCCGCTGGTTGATATACGCCGCTCGGTGCTGCATTTGTGCCGCCAACGTTCAGCGTGCCGCCGTTTACAGTACGGGCCAGCGCTGCCTGGTACATGCCGTACAAGATTGCATTTACCTGTGTCGACAATAGCGCGTTATTCTGAATCTGTAGATTCGTACAATCGGTCCATCCTGCAAAATCAGCCGCCGTCAACGTCCAGGCTGCCCCGCCGCCAGCGATGGAGTGCAGCCACCAACTCGTCGGCCTCCAGGCTGTCATGTCCGCGCTGTCAATGGTGTATGTACCCGCTGGCATGGAGTACAGACGCCAATCCGACGGCCTCCAAGCTGCCATGTCCGCGCTGTCGATGGTATAGTTGCCTGCGGACATGGAGTACAGAAACCAACTCGTCGGCCTCCAAGCGACCATGTCCGCGCTGTCGATGGTGTATGTACCACCTGCGGGCATGGAGTACAGCCACCAATACGACGGCCTCCAAGCGACCATGTCCGCGCTGTCGATGGTGTATGTACCACCTGCGGGCATGGAGTACAGATGCCACTGCGACGGTCTCCAAGCTGCCATGTCTGCGCTATTGATGGTATAGTTGCCCGCTGACATGGAGTACAGACGCCAATCCGACGGTCTCCAAGCTGCCATGTCCGCGCTATTGATGATATTCGCCACTGCTCCGCCCAGTGCAGAAGCAACAAATTGGCTAATCGGGCTCGCTGCTAGTTGCGACGATTGTAGACCGCTGAGCTTGGCGTCACGCACGTCGATTTGCTGTATGGCGCTCGCGGGCGATACGGTGATCTGGTACGTACCGGCTGCCGCGTAGACGTGCGACTCTGCCGCTAAATCGCCAGGCGCTTGAACCACGCTGTCGCCGTCGCCCCAGTAGATCGTGATGTTCTGGCCCACGGGCGTCATGCGAAAAATTGTGACCGTCTGGCCCGCCGCGGTGGTGGTAGCGCAAAGTGTCAGCTCGTCCGCCGCCCCGCTCGCCCGCGAAAGAACGCCCCTTCTTGTCCCAGTTAACATCACGCCGCCGCCACCGCGATCAATCCCTTGGCCTGCATAATCGCCGCGTAGGCCGGCCAGACGCCCTTGAGCATCGTCACCAGATCGGCATCGGCAGTTGCCGTGCTGATTGTCGGATTCAGAATCACCAGCAACAGCGCAATCTCCTTGGCGAACCGCTCAAAGTCAGCCAGGCGAGGGCCCGCATAGTTCACCAGGGCAACGTTCAGGGCGTGCCCGCCCGTTGCGGGATTCTCCATATAGAAGTCCACGCACACTTTCACAACGGCGCCAACCAACCGTTGCCACAGTTGCGGATCTTGGGCCAGCAGATAGCCTTGCAGATAGGTCATGTTTTAGCTCCTCAAAAATCCGAAAGTCAGGACCAGGTCGCTTGCCGCGAAAGTCGGCGTTCCGGTCCCATTCACGCCGGCGACATAGAGAGAGGTTGCCCCAGTAGCCGCCTTGACCATCAAGCCGATGTTGCGGATGCAGGCCACCTTGGCAGCCCCAAGATCCACATAGTCCGCGGTCGCCACCGGCACCCAGCCAATCACCGTCGCGCATTCTGTGTCGTCGGGATCAGGCGCCAGGTTCAGCGTGCCAAAGTCCGTTGCGGCATTGGCAATCAGCAGCGTAAGGGCCACTCCCTGATCCGCCTTATCCACAATCGTCACAGATTCCAGCAGGGCCGTCCCCCCCGCCACACGCACAGCGGCCGCAATCGCCGTCGAGTCAAAGAGCAAATCGCCACCTGCATAGGCGCTGGTATCCAGCGTGGGCGTCACCGTCACCACAATATCGGGCGAGCCCACCAGGCCGATCAGGTTTTCACTGGCCTCAAGTTCGGCGATTACCGGATTCGAGCCGGTGTTGTTCACCGTCACGTCGCCGATGTCTACCCCGCTGTTCGCCTTAAGTTTGCCAGTGACGATCAGCTTGCCAAGACCGGCGTTGCTACCGGCCTCTAGTTCGGCATCGCGCGGGCCGGATTCGGCCGGTACCCAACCTTGAAGAATTTCNCCCATAAGACAAACTCCTGGCGGGGGCGAGCCAGGGCCCGCCCCCGAGTTCAGTTAGTACGCGACGAACGCCGTATTGCTCCGAGCCGACTGGTCTGTGATCCAGACAATCACGTCAGCGCCGGTCTGATAGTTGACGAAATAATCCGTCCACTCTGCCAGCACCGTCTGCGTATTGGCCTGGTCCTGCCCAGTCAACACGCTCATGATCCCGAGCACGCCGTCCTGCACAATGGCCTGCCCCAGCACCTCTTCGTCGGTGGAGTCCCACTTGTACATGCAGTCCAGCCACACGTTTGCCGCACCCGTAGCCGCCGCAAACGCCTCTGCCGCCGTGAACTTGACGCCATCCACCGTATCGCAGTTACCGTTGCACGCGCTGACATCGATCTCAACCCAGGTCCAGACATTTGCAGGCACCGCCGGCAGGCTATATGCCTGGTCAGTCCCGTTGGTATCATCCAGCGTCATCGTGATCCAGCCGCTGGATAGCACCGTGTCGCTGCGAATGTAAAATCCGATGCTCTCGTTAGAACTGAGATCGTCCTGCACAATCGTCCCATCGACCCCATCACCGGTCGTAAACGCAGCCGTGTACGCGATTTTGACGCTGTTGGTTGTACACCGATAGGTACTCGTATCCGCCGTAATCGAAACCGCCGTCCCACTGTCGATTTCGGCCCATTCGCCGGTCGGCGTGGTGTCGATATAGGCGGTTGTTTCCGTGACGCCGTTGGTTCCCGCACCCAGCGCCGCAAACGCCACACGCGGCAGGCCGACGAACTCATTTTTGGCCCCCGCGTTGCCACCTGTCGATTCAGCGTTCAGGGTCATGTCGCCGCCCGACAGGTCCAGAACGTCGCCCTCAATCACAACCTCACCTGTTACGGCAAGATCGCCCGTTACAGCAAGATCGCCTTCCAACTGTAGCGCATCCGCCGATCCACTTTGCACGATCAGGAGCCCAGGGTACTGATTGCTGGCCGAACTCACCACGAGACGCTTAAAGTACCCAATGGTCTCCCACCCAACGCCCGTCTGTGCATACCCACCGGCGACAACCGCCAGTGAGAGCAGCAGCACCAGGACGAACGCAAGCGTGATTTTGTTTTTCATCGTTTGCCTTTCCTTTCAAGCGAGGGAGGGGCAGAGCCGCCCCTCCCTCATTCTAGGGCCGAGACTAGGCAGTCACCTTATCGGCCATCACAAACCCGACCTGGGCGTAGCCGAAGGACCCGGTGCAGGCGTCGATGATGCAGGCCGCATAGGGCCGGGTCAGTTGCACCGGGAAGATCTTGGTGCAAGCGCCGGCGGTAATCGTGATCGGGAACACGCTGTTCGGGATACTTTCGGAGTTGGCGCCCGCGCTATTGTCCGCCTGTTCCACGTCGATTGTGATCGTGTCCCCGTCAAGGGGCAGGTGAACCAGAACCGCCATGTTGTGCAGCGGGGTTTGCCCCACGAACACATAGTCGCCGGTTTCGGTCCCATCGGCCAGGACGCTCCCGTCGCGGAGCATGATTGCATTATCCATTACTGGCATGATAGTTCTCCTTTCGGTCAGCTAGGGTTAGCTAGCCGCCATTTTAAAGTCGTCCAACATACTTACGCAGTATTCATCGCCGACGTGGGCCAGGCCCAAGATCCACTCCATCCCCCACTCGCGCGAGGTCAGAGAGGCAATCGGACCCAGTCGCCGCAGCGGCCCGGCCTGCACCAGCGTCAGGCCGTCGGAGCCAGGCGATTCGATATTGCCGTCGGGCTCAGAGAACCGCACGATGAAGATTCGGCTTGAGTCATCGCCGCCGTCGCCAGGATCGTAGGTATTGCCAATGATCTCGGTGCTCTTGTCTCGCTGGAGCCCCACGTCGATCAGGGGCAAATCCCTGTAGGTATTCCAGGTGTAGCCCAGGAGATCGCGCACGTACAGCGAGTAGCTTGCCAGCCGGGCAGCCTTTTGAATGCCAAGATAGGAGTTCTTGTTCATAAGGATTGCGCCCTTGGGCACGCCGGCCTCGGGAACGCCGAACAACCCGGCCTGGTAGATAGCCTCATCCAGCTTGTCGAAAAACGACTGTGAATTGGTCGCGCTCGCGTGGACCTTCAGGGCATCCGTGGTACCAGACGCGCTAACGGTTTGGGCAGCCGCGAAATAAGACGTATCGCTAATTCGCTTGTACAGACCGTCGAATCCATCCGGCTCGGTGTCAATGTCGCCATTGACCAGGTGGTGCATGAGCCCCCGCTCGATGGCCTTGCTGTGCATGGCAAACTGTTGCTCCACAGGATCGCGGAACAACTCATTCTTCATCTGCTCGAAGGCCTCATCCTCGGAGAACTTGCCACCATAGATGGCGAGCTTGTCTTCCACGGGCTTCAAAGAACCCGTGCTCTCGTTAAAGTCAGCATTGAGCTTACGAAAATCATGACTCGGTAGCACATCCCACCGGCTCCCACGAACCACCAGGGCGCCCACTTCTACCACCGGGAAGATTTTCAAAACGTCATTGGCCCTCTGCATGTTCATAAACAAGCCTTGGGCCATTTCGTCCTTGATCAAGGACGCATAATCATTCAGTGTGATAGGCATTTTCCGCCTCCCTCTTTAGAACTTGTTGATAGGTACATCCTTCCGCCCGGCGCGAATGCCTTGGCGGATCAGTTCACTTGCCCCCAGCTTGGGCGCCCCGTGGAGCCCCGTGGGAACAGCGCCAATTTCTGGCGATGCACCCCGCGCCGTTAGCGCTTGAGCTACCGCCTGCTCTACCATTTCAGGTAGGCCGTCTAACTGTTTCTTCAGCTTGGCGTTTTCTTCCTTGATTCGATCCAGGGCCCGCGCCGCAACCTTTTTTTGAAATTCCAGCGCAAGCGCCGTTGGGTCAGCGCCCTGTGACATTTGTTCAAAGAGTTCTTCGCCGTCGGCGAGCACTTCTTCAGCCACGCCCGGTTCGTCCAGGTTAAAGCCATAGTGCTCATAGGCTTGTCGCGCAAATAGCCGCCACGATTCCCCGGCCTGTTTCAGTTCTTCTTGCCGCTGAAATTCCTCAAGCTGTGAGAGGGCCATGGCGCCCGCTTCTTCGGGGTTTTCCGACGCACGCTCTCGAATTGCCTTGATGCGCGATGATTCCAGTTCGCGGAGGCGCCGTTCCTTTTCGGCGATCTTTTTGTCATACTCGCTCTTGAGCCTCGCAAGGTGGCCGCCCTTGCCCTCATACTCGGAGCGCAGAGCTTCAATTCGCTCGTCGATTAGCCGCTGAACCTCAGACGGCAGAGATTCACCGTCAGGCGCCCCCCCATCTTCCGGCGCCTTACCCCCAGCTTTCGGTTTGGCCTCAGACACCGGCGCAGCCGAAGCGTCCCTTGCCACCGAGACGCCAGGCTTGGGGCCTGGTTCAAGCGTGGCAACAGGAACGCTATCGACCTTCGTCAGATCTTCCTTTTCCTGTGGCATCATATTCCCTTTCGTTTATTTAGCCCCATTGTGGCCCGCCCCTTACCGTTTGGCGATATTGCCACTTGGGCGCCGATTGGTACCTTTTCGACGGGGCCCAGCCATCATCCCCCCAGTCTGTCCATCCCGATTCACCACCGCCAGCGTTGTTAGAGTCCCACCACGCATTAAGCTCGGGATGCTCCCGGAGAAACGCGCTCCGTTCCCCAGCGGGCAGATCGAAATACCGATCTTGTAATTCCTTGATTCCAGGCGGATAGCTCTTTTTCGGATAGCTTTTAGACGGATAGCTCTTTTTTGCATAACTCCGCTTGGGATACTTTTCCCAGCGCGGCAAGCCCACTTCCGCCCGCCAGTCGTCATCTTCCAGCCCAGGCCGGTAATCCGACCACCCCGGCCGATCCGCATACCCCGGCCGATCCGCATACCCGCTGGCGTCTGCACTCGAGGGTGCCTTCTGTTTCGTTCCCTTGGCAAATTGATCTATTAGCGCAGGAAACGTAACACCCTTCAGCGCCTTTTTCAATTCCGCCTCTGTCCACCCCCTTTCATTATACGCCGAAAGTATGACAGGGATCAAGTCAACGGCGTCCATCTTGCCAACCGAGCCCACGGTAAGATCCCAGGGGTCGCCCGCGTCCTTACTCTTGTCGCGATCCCAATATTCCTTAAGCTCGGGATGATCTTTGACAAAGGCCGTCCGTTCCCTCGAGCCCTTGGGCAACTCGAAATACTGTGACTGCAACCTCTTCGCATCTGCCCACCTGTCCTGGTTCTTCATCGCGTCATATTGCGCAAACGCAGGCGCCGCCACAAACTCTCGATACACACGGTTCATGGCCTCAAGGGGAGAGTGCCATTGTTCCTCGTACACTTCTATAGACTCGCCGAGGCTTTTGCCCGCATAGGCGCCCCCCAGGATCGGGCCCACACCCGGCAGGCTGCCAGGGAGAGAGGCCAGCCAGCCCTGCCGATCCTTCTCGTACCGATCCCAGTTCACAATGCCAGCCGAATCTTTGTAGGCATCTACCTTGGGCGCCCCGTCCAACAGTTCCCGTATCGCAGATTCAACGGTAGAATCCCACATCTCTGTGGGATTCATCCCATAGAGCAGGGCAGGCAGGGGGCCATCCATGGGCGGCAGGGGGTACTTTTGCTCCACTTCCCTCAGCGCCGCAGTTCGCTCACCCATAATGGCGCTACGCCCCGCCCAATCCCAGGGTTTAGAACGAAGATGATCGTCCACCCGTTTCTGGTAGGTTTTCTTGACCAATTCACGCTCTTTCTTTAGCGCAAGCCAGTTAGCCCGGGCGCCTGCCGTCATCCCTTCCTGGCCCGCGCCGCCGGGGATAAGCTGGTACTGTTGACCATGCGGATAAATCGCCGGATTCTCTTGTTTGAATCCCTCGTATTCTTCCCGGCTTCCTTCTTTCCCGCCCGTCCAGATTTTACCACGGGCCTCTTCCGCCAGCGCCATTTGTGTTCGTTCGCCCTCGGGCTGGATAGAAATCCTTGGGCCCACCGCCCAGCCAAGAACGCCCATACCCCGCTCTTGTTGCGCGCGAACCATAGCCCGCTCGATTAGATCTTGCGCCGCCCGCAGTTCGTCATCACTCCACCCAAATTCCGCCTGTGCGGCCAGGGCTACGCCATTCCCTGTTTCCCATATCTTCTCTTTTTGTTCTATGTCGCGGCTCAAAATTTCTTGACCCATTAGGGCCGTGCGCGCCAGGTTCAGGTCCTTTGGCTTCTCCGCAGCAAGGTTCGCCAGCATGCGCGATACACGATAGGGATCCCACACGTCGCCACTTGTTAGCCCCACAGCCTGGCGGAGCGCCCCTTCCAGGTTCAGCCCCAGCGGCCCGAAATTTCCCTTGCCCGCTGTCAGCGACTTGATCACCTGTGTGTGAGGCAGGATGTAAGAAAAGGCGCCTTGAATGTCAGGCGATAGATTCTGGCGGGCGTCTTCTGCGCTCATCCCGAGCCCCTCCCCCAGCTTCGCCAGCCAGCCGTTTTCATAGGGCAGGTCGAGGAAGTGGTAAGGACGAAACCCAACGGCATCCATGGCGTTCCGCAGCCCGCGCAGCCCCACCGCCGCCTCATCGGGATCTTCCCAGTTCATGCGGGAGAAATTGGCATAGGGCAGCATAAAGGTTAAGGGATCGACAAACAAGCTATTCCCCATCCAGTCAGGCAGCCAGGGAAAGGGAATCTCGAATTTCGAGCCAAACCGGGCTCGCCGATTGGCCCGCTCATTAGCCAGCCGTTGGGCGTCCCGAACCCTTACATAGTGTGTAAGGAATCCGGGGTTTGTCGTGATCCGGCGCCCCCAGTTATGGGCCGAGCGGGTAAACCAGAAGTTGTACGGCACCACCCGGCTAATCCAGGTATCAAATCCCCGTTGCTTGCCATAGTCTAGCAATGCGTCATCGGCCTGGCTCCGCGCATATTGCAGCGCCGTTGCCCGGGTTTCATGCCAACGAGGCATAACCGACTCATCTAGCCAGCCATGGAGCTGTTTCCGCATAGAGTTGTCTACAACAATCGGGCGCCAGGTATCCCAGCCGTCGGCCACTCCGTTTTCAATCTGCCGCAGAGCTTGTTTGGTCGAGTTCATTTGATGCACAAGCATATCAATCAGGCTAGGAGGTTGCCCCGCGCCCTTTTGGGCCGTCATCTGATTAGCCACAAACCGCCGAATGTCATCCAGTACGTCGGCTTCTTTTCGCTTGACCTTACGCGGCTTGACCGAACCCGTCCACCGCTCAACGGCCTCTTTCATTTCAGGGGTCCAGTTCTTGGGGTTCGTTTTCATCGCGGCGACAACAAGGTCTTTATCCCCCGGCTGTATCTGGTAGCCAAAAATAAGCGAGGGCGCCGCGCTCGGCGACCAATCGCGCATCATTACATCCCGCTGTGTCAGTTCCCAACGATCCAGAACTTGATCTTGGAGGTCGCGCCAGATCTTATTCCGCTCTTTGTAGTATCCCCCAAATGTTTCCCAGAAATCTGCCCCGCCACCCCGCGACGCATTAGCCGCCTCTCTATACCAACGCTCCCGGGCCGCGCGCACCTTGGCGGCGGCAATTTGCCCCATCTGTGCCGTATCCAAATCAGCACTCATGATCAGGTCGAGGGCTTCCCCGTGGTATTGCGGATCCAAGGCGAAAGCTATCCGCCAGGCCTCCGACTCCGCCGCCTTGACTTGCCCCCGCGAGGCCTCTAGCATCTTTTTGAATTGCGCATCTTCCGCCGCGTTCATTACCGAGCCAGGTTCAAAGCCCTGGGGAACCACGGGCATATCAATCTTAGCAGCCTTTTTCATGGCCTCGATAGATAGTTGCTGTGTGGATTTCCCCAGAATGTCGTCCAGCATTTCACCGTTGCGCAGCCGTCGCAGGTGTTCTTGGGATTCACTGAAAATCTGTGAGCGTTCAGCCGTTAGCGCCAGTTCGCCATTAGCCTTTTCCAAGAAATATTTTGCCCAGCCAGCAGAGCCGCCGCCGCCAGACTTGGCATTTCGGTAAGCGTCTACCGTCGCCCTCATAAGATCATCCATGCGCCCACGCGCAGCCGAGCGAGCGTCGTTCGCCTTTGACATAGCAGCATACAAGACCCGCATAGCGTCAGGGTGTTGCATTTGTGCCGCCTGTTTCATGGCCTCATCCCGAGCCTGCCCAAGAGCAACCCGCATTTGTTCTAGCTGATCGATAATCTGTTGGGCCGCCGTCGCTATGTTCGGATCCGTATTAGCCGCCAGTTCCTTGAGCGTTGCCGCAATCTCGTCTAGAAGCTCGGATTCTTCCACGTCCGTTGCCACCTTGCGCAAGGGCAGCGTTTCCATCCTTGCCAGACGTTCAGCCGCTTCTTCCTCTACCTCATCCGCGATCTTGGCAACCAACGCCCGCCAGTCATCTACCGTTGCATCGACCGGCAGGTCATGGGCCTGATCAATTAACCGCTTGTATATCTCGGGTGAAACGGCGTCGGCCAGGTTTGCATCCAAATAGTCGGCAGGATCAAACGCCTGTAGCGGCGAACGCGCATTGAGTATTCTGTCCAGGGCTTCTGTCTTTTCTTTTTTGTTCAGCCCGCGCGCCACCGCCCGCCGAACCCTGTCGCCGTCCTCATTCCCCAGCACAGAAAGAATCACGGGATCAACCGCCGGTGTCTGATTCAAGCTGTTCAGATCCAAAAACCGGGTAAGCGCCTTGTACTGGGCCCGGCTGTAACGCACTTCCTCGCCAAGAGGGATAACACCTAGGGGCTCCGCGTGTTGGGTAATCTCTTGCCCCTTCTTGCTCACTTCACCAAAGACACCGGGCAGCTTGCTTTGAATATTCTCATATCCCCGCCGGCCTCCCGCCTGCCAAGCGCCCCCCGTTTCAACGCGACGGTTCCCTATTCCAAACCGACCAAAAAATTCATCAATGTTAGTGCGTTTCTCAAATGTACCCACCCCGTCCACGATCATTGTGAATAGGTCACTGGCGGCATTTCGCAGGACATATCCAGGGGAATAGATTCCGTTCAGGTAAATCTCAGACTGTAGCCCCTTGTAAGACTTGAGAAACGTATCAATCCGCCCAGGTGTCTTGTACCCGTAGGCCTGCCGAAGCGATTTTTCCGCCAGCTCGGTTACATCGCAGAGAAAGCGCGCCTGATTAAACGGCTGGCCAGCCGCCATGCTTGGCAGTTCGGGAATGGCGTCGCTTACATGCTTCCAGATAACCTGAGCCTTCCGGCCGGCCGGGCTAGTGATTGTGTTCCCAAACCGCTTGACCAGTTCGTCAGGCTGATTCGCCCAGGCCCGCGCCAAGTCCAGGGCATCTGACCGTGTAGTCACTTCAGAAAGGGGGCCTGCCGAGACAATGAAAAACTCGCTCAGGTCACGATCGGCCTTTGCCGCCGGCACCAGGTCCAGCATACGAGCGGGCGCACTGGCCTTCAGCTTGTCCCAGGCGCCAGGGGGAGCCACATCACCCAGCACCTCGGCCGCAGTCTTTACGATCCCCACTTCTTCTGTAGCATAGCGGTTCAGTTCCTTTTGCCAATTCAGCACGGCCTTCTTGGCAGCCCCCGTTTGCTCCACGGCATCCGTCATCATCCTTTCGGCTTGGGTCAGCGCCTTGCCCCGACGCAACTTGTTGCCCACTTGCAGGAAGTCAAAGGCATTCAGCGGATCGGTTGCAATCTCCACCGCAATTTCGGCCCAGGGATCATAAAGTTCACCGGCCACCTCATAAGGATCTTCACCGGCCTTCACCCGGCGGAGGGCGTCGCCAAGCGTTGACTCCCTGTCGAGAATCCCTTCTTCCCACACGGACGTGCCCTTTTCGCCACCACCCCCGAATATCTGCTGTTTGCCAAGCGAGGCGATGATAGACGCAAGAGGGGCCCAGTCATCCATTTTCATATCTTGCGCTTCAGGATGGGCAGCGACTACCGCGCCCCCGTAGATCTCTTTCGGCACCCGACCCACCGAATCCAGCAGAGAAAGGCCAGCAGCCCCCGCCTGCTCCACCCCGCGCAGGAGGGGGCTTTTCCCGGCCGCCTCGTCCCAGCCGCCCCCAATTACCTTACCGGCGCCGCTGATTACCGCGCCCGCCTTTTTGATTCCTTCCGCCCCCGCAACGTCCTCTTTCGATTGCGTGTAAGCAGCCTTCCAGCTTGGCACCCCAATCGCTTGCCCCGTTCGCTCAAGATCACTTTCCGTTCCACCAGGTAGCCGCGTTTGATACCGCAGCTCGGGCTTGTCCCAGGCCTCTTTAGCCCGACCCTCTATCCCCGAAACGATATAGTCAGCATAGGACGAGGCGTCACTCAGCCATTTCGGAACGGCTTTGTCACCAAAGAGCTTGCCCCACAAACCACTATCAGGAGACGCGGAAGATTCCCACCTTGCCTTTTCGGGAGCAACGTCCCGACCCCACCATGGCGATTCTACCTCAGCCGCGCCAGGAGGCAGGGCTACCGTTCCCGCCTTGGTAGGTACGTTCGTTTTCCAGGGCAGGCCGGGCGCAGGCGCGACCTGTCGATAAGGAGCCCCGCGCTCGACAGGCGCCGCCGTTGTGTTGATTGCGCGTACGGGTGGAACAGAAGGCGCAGGGGCAGGCGCCTTGGGCGCCGGCGCGGCCGCCTTGGCCGCCTCTTCCGCGGCCCGTTGCTGTGCATCTCGCTCCGCCTTTTCCAGGGCGGCTTGCCACTTGCCGACACTTGCCGCAAACCGAGGATCAGCCATCTTACCTCACTTGCCAGTAGACCTGGGGCGGTTGCCAAAGAGGAGCCCGAGCAGGGCGCTCAAGTGGGTATCCGTCAGGGCCCATGTCCACAGGGAAAATCCCAAACGTGGGTTCGCCCGTTCGTCGCTCATATTCTTCTGCGGTCTCAGATCCAGGCGCAGGAGATACCCCATTCACCGGCCCCGTCACCCCAGGCACAGATCCACCCGCGCCATAGTATTGCTCGGGCGTCATCCCGTACTCGCGAACAAACTCCTCACGAAACTCTTTACCTTCCGCCAGCTCACCAGCATCGAACAGCCGCCGCCACTCCGCTATTGATTCCGCACTGCCAGACGATCGGATATTTCGGGCTCGCTCGATAGACGCTCGGTACTTCTTGAGTTGCCGCCGCTCCGCCTCTGAACCTGCATTTTTGAGCGCCCGTCTGTATTCCTGATCACTCATGCCCTTTACGTCGCGATAAAGATCGCGCGCCCCAAAGTTGCCACCGCCCCGAGATTGAAAATACCACGCCTTCCAATCATCCTCAGTGGGGGGGCGCCCGTACATCCCCTGAAACCCACGCGACCATTCAAGATCGCCCAATGCTTCTGCAAGCCCTTCCCTGTGTTGTCCATAATATTGCTCCGGCGTCTGTCCCCCGTGCTGTTGAGTAAATCGTTCATACCACCCGCCGAGCCCCAGTTCCTGCACACCGACCGGAACATTCGCGCCAGGCTGTACGGCAACCGGGCGCGTAGAGGCCGTGTAGCCCGCAGGCGTAGCGGGGGTGGCAGAAGTAGCACGCCACGGAGCAGAGCCGGTAGCAAGCGGGTTGTCTTGATTCACCCAGGGCAGGGCGCGAGGAGGAGCATTCCAGCTAGGAGTAGAGGGCGCGACTTGTCCATAAGGATGCGTCACCGGCCATCGGCTGCCACCACGATAGCCCGCACCGGGGGCAGGGGGCCGTGCCCCGACCCAACTGCTACCAAGCAGATTCCCCGTGTTCTGCCATGGAGTCGCACCCCACCCGCCCTCACCCGGAGGCGCAGGCGTTACCATCCCTTGCCCACTACCCAATAGGTTTCCCGTGTTTTGCCACGTAGGCCCACCGTACACAGTTCTTGCCATCACATCACCCCCGCTAACATTTCTCTCGGTAGTTCTTCCACCGGCATTTCCTCGGCCGACCCGAGCATATCTTCTTGCATGCCCATCATCCCCGCAGGATCGCCCATCATCCCCATGCCATCCATGGGCGAAGCCCCAGCGGCGGGCCCCATCGGCATCGGCGGCGGCGCACTTCCATCGAGCGTTTCTCCCATTGGCATCGGGCTTTCCATCGGCACACGCATGGCGAGGAGTTCTTCCACCGTCTGCTTGAGCTGCGACTTGACTTCTGGCGCCAGTTCTTCTTTCCGACGAGCAACGGCCAACGCCTCTTTGATGATAGCCAATTCCTGATTCGTGAGCTCTACCTTCTCCCTGTCAATTCGGGTTCGTTCGTCAACGTCCCGACCAACCGCCAAATACCTCTCTCGCACCGTCTCATCCGAGAGCAGGGGAGAGTTGTTGACGTTCGGTGTCCGAGCCATTAACGCAAGCTGTAGGTTCGATTGCTCATCGGCAGGTAACAGATCCCCCAACATCACTTCTACGTTGTACACGCCACCCAACGCTTTCGCATCAAAGGTTCGTTCCTTCCGCATCTTCCGGATCGAGCCCTTCTTTTCCACCGCACCATACCCATAAAACGGAACCTTGCCGCCGGTCAGCGCACCTACCCAGTTCTCGCTTACCATAAGCACATTCTCAAGTAGGGACTCTAGCGTTCGCTCTACGCAGCCAATCATCGGCTGGAGACGCATGCGGCCCGACTGATTCAAAACGGTCAGGCTGTAGCCACTCATCACGCGGCCAGGATCCGCCCCATACACCGTCCCCGGAAACGTCCCCCTCTCCCAATGCGTTTCCAACCTTGTCCAGCTTGCGTCCAAATCCAAAGACTTGCGACCCGCCTGAATAGGTTCTAGCTTGTCGGTCGCGTCGAACCGGTTCACAGCGCCAGGCCTGAGATCAATTTTGCTATCACTGTCCCCGTAGAATGCCCAGGCAGAGCCAATGTAATTCGAGACAAAAGAACTTTCCATAGATGCGAGCGTGTTCATTCTGTCTACCACCGAGCTCAGACCCTGCAAGAAAGAACGTCCACGCTTCTCAGGCTCTATCCGTCCAGTCTGTCTCGCAAACTCAAACGAATAAGGATTCCCGCCCGACAGGTGTTCACCCTGGTTGACAATCTCGCCAGCAGCCCAGTGGTAAAAGTGCGTTTCGTCCCAATATTCCGTCCACTCTATTTCTTCTTCCCGCTTTTTGTTCGCCAGCTTGTCTTCCCCGTAAGTGCGCCGAATGTCCCCAACCGTTCGCGTAAACCGCTCCACGACAAAAGACAGTCCATCCAGGCCAAACTCGGGGTAGACATACCGAGGATCGCGCAGTTGAATCAACAAGGGAACCCTGTCCCCCACACCCAACTTGCCGCCCTTCTCCTTCTTGAGCCAGTCGTTCACCCTCACAACCCGGCCGGCCAGACAGCCGCGCATTGCCACCAGCCACGCAGCGCGAGATAGAAAATCTTGCCGCTGGGCCCGCTCCGACTGCTCAAATACCACCTTGAGAAATTCTTCAGCATCATCGGCCACTTGCTGGTCCCCCGCCTTTTCCCCAGCGGCAGGCACGGAGACTGACCAGTCTACGTTAGCAAAAAGATCTTGCACCAGGTCCACCACGTTCGTGATATAAGGCAGGCGCACAATATCTACCGTCTCATCCTCGCTATCCTGGGCGGGATCTTGCTCGCCGTCAAGAAAGTAGTATTGCTCCAGGTGGTCATAGTCCTGGTCGCGCTCGGCATATAAATCTATGGTCTTCACCGCCAGGTCAAACAGTTCCTTTTCGTCAGCCATTAGTGCGTCCTCTTTTCAAAGCCCTTGACTTTAGCCCAGTAGTCTATTCGCGCCGGCAGTTCCTGGTTTGCACCTGCACGTTTCGCCTTCCAGCCCAGACCATAGCGCAGAGCGTCGTACGCATGATCTTCCGCGTGCGTATCCACGTCCTCCACCCTTACATCGTCATAGGGTAATGCGGGAAGCGTTCGTATCAAATGCGCACACGTAGAGAATACCAACAGTCCAGGCCTGCCGTCACCCAACAGCTCAAGGGAGTCACGAACACGCCGTAACCCTGTCAGCCTGTTGTTGTCAGCGCGGGTCAGCGGAACCCCGATCTCTCGGTATACGTCAGCAGAGGACCTGGTTTGTCTTTCGATAGAACGTTCAGTCCACATAGAGGGATCGGCCAGGGTTAATTGAATCTTCTCATCGTCCATGGTCATATCGCGCACAAGTTCAGCCTGTTCGGGGTCGGTAAGGCCCGCCGCGTATGCCTCTCGGTACACCACGACACGGCCAGTATCAGGGTCTTTCGCCATCCAGAGACAACAGAAAGGAGCACTGTATCCCCAGTCAATGGCGCGCCACCTCATCCAGCCCTCGGGAATGGTAAACGGTTCGACTACGTGCTGCGAGCGCCGCCAGTTCGTGAATACCTGTCCAGAGAAAACGTCCCAGTCCCCTTCTACCCAAGCCCTACGCAGGTCGTCGGGAAGAGAGTTCAGCATTTCCCAGTAGGAAGATTCCAGGTGCGGGTTGTCGGCCGGCAACGCTTGCACGAAAGCAAATTCATGGGCCTGGCCCTCTAGTTCTTCCGGGAAAACACGATCTATCCAGAGGTCTTTCACCCATAGGTGCCCAGGCCCGCCGGGGTTGGTAGCCGCCACGAAGCGCACTTGCTCTATCCCAGGCCATCGCAAGGAACCACGGAGAATGTCAAACGTGTTCTTGTCGTTCTTTGTGAGCTCGTCGACACCAATGCAAGCAAATTCGGCGCTCTGGTACTTTTCCACTTTGTCCAGGTTGCGAAAGCAGAGGGCGCCGCCCCCGAGTGAAGGTACCAAGCGAAACTCTCTTACGTCCCCGCCAGTATACCGGCCCAACCATTCCGGGAATTCCAGTTCTACCTTGCTCAAGTGTCGGTCCCTCAGCGCGGGATAGTCCTCACACGCCAGCATCACGCGCACACCCCTCAAGCCCAGGATTTCATAGCTCTTGATTAGGAAGCGTAATAGATAACGACGGAGCCACCAGCTCTTTCCAGGCCCACGACTCCCGCCAAACAACGTGTACCTATGCGTATCAGCCGCTTGGGTAGCCTCTAGCTGCCGAGGCTCCCACGGCCATAGACTTTCAATCGGCAAATGGGCCACTGTCACCATCGCTAATCAACGTCACAGTCCCAGCCACTTCTTGCTTCTGGGTAGCCTTGCCCAATTCCCACTCTATAATCTCGGTGGCAACCGCTTGCCGCACTCTCTCGTCCCGGCTGTCCAGCCCTTCCGTCTTGACCAGCATGGCTCGAGCCAGCGCCCGCCGCCGCAAATGACACGACATAATAACACCGTCATTCGCCATTAGCCGCACGGCCTCGTCGATCGGGTCACCCGCGTACTTCCACCCCTTCACTGTGTCGGCAGACATCCCAATCGCTTCCGCCGCTTCCTTGTCTGTCGAAAAATCTAGACGCCGAGCTATGAATTTTTTCTGATTCGTCGTCAGCTGTTCCAAGAGCTCTTTCAGGCGGCCCAGGTCGCCAGCGGTGCCATTCGGTGCCGGTTCGTCTGTCACAGGTGCCATCGCGTCTTACCCCCTTCCCCTACAGCATAACCGAAACCAAATGCCATGTCAAGAAAACCTGCAATATCATTGACCGGGCGTGACGCGGTAACGACGCGCCACGTGCCAAGAGATAACAGAACCAGGCATCGGGCAGGGGCGGGAAAAGCGCCCGCCCCTGCCCTCAGCACTGGCGCTTTGGGTTGGCGGCGCACGGGCGATTGACGCAGCTCCACAGCATCATTTCAAAAGACAAATGATAATAAGCGCGCCCTTGTCCCAGGCGCGGGGACCGGTTCTGATTTCTGTAGACTGGACGGCGCAGAAAATGATACGGGATTCACATTGACGCGCCAGCCAGGCCCGCGTGGGCACACGGACAGGGGGATGTTCGGCCCAAAAGCAGGGCCGCCCCCCCCCTGTCCTAGCCACGCGGGCCAGGCTAACCGGCGCGATGCCCGCCGACAAATCAGAACCGGTCCCCTTGCCTGTCCCAGCGCCGCCAACCCAAAGGCGACAGGCTTGGCACTCCACCACCCCACGCCTGGGGGTAGCCTTGAGATATAAGGATTCCGCGCTACGCGCGGTTCTTCTTTATAGCCTGCGCCCCCCCGGGGGGGGGTATGCTGCTGCTGCTGCTGGACGACCCACGCCCGAACTTTTACGCCCCGGTGCAGCCCTTGCGTAGTCCCAGAGATCAGCCCGGTGGCCGCGGGCGCCTGGGGCCAGGCCGCCCGGAGGAGCGGCATTGCCAGAGCCGGGCTTTCGCCCGGCTCTTTTTGTGCAGAAATTTTAACATTGAGTTAACCATAAAACACTTGACAATGTCGTGAATACGTGCTATACTGTGTTCACAAATAGAGAGCGAAAGGAGAGCAAAATGGTACAGCTACAAGAACTACCAAAAAGCACGACCGTGTTGGAAGACTGGCTGTGGGACTACATGACGGGCAAGGTCACGCAGCCAATGGTCGACAGGATCGCGCGGAATCTGACACCGGTACTGCGCGGCAAGTGCGCATCTGAATTCGGCGAGGAGATCGCCGAAAAGATTCAGACGCTGAGCGCCAAGGAGTTCAGCGACTGGGTTATCTCAAAGAGCTAAGTCACGACGCCCCGGCAGAAAGGAGATAGGAAGATGGCAAAGGATTATCCGACAAGCGTAGCGCAAGACCAGGTTTTGGAAGCGCTTGGAATGACGGCAACAGGATACAGCGACGCGGCGAAAAAGTTCGAAAAGCTCGGCCTGGTTGTGTCGAGCAGGCGCGAGGGCCGCAAGTCGGTCCCGGTCGTGATGGTCAAGGACCGGATCGGCGGCGGGTTCACCGAGGACGGCGACGGCGAAGAGTGGGAAGTGTATCCCAGCGCCGACTTGAGCGCCATTGAGAAGTGGGTTCAGAAGTAACTCAATCACGCCCTGCTGGCCGGGCGAAAGACCAGCAGAAAGGGGTTTACGATGGAGAAGCAAGAGGTCGAGTTGGTGGTTTTGTTCGGAGGTAGGGTGGAGCAGGTTTGGCCGCTCCTGGAAGGGCATCCGTTCGACGACAACGGCGGAGAGCCCGACGGCCCAGCGTGGCTCGCTCCAGCGGCGGATTTTGAGCCAGAGGAGATTGACGGCATCGTCGCCGGTCAGCTCGGGTACGTAACGACCGGCTACGAGGTTCGCGGCTACGATGGCAGCAACGAGGATCGCACGCGGATGTTCAAGCTCAGTGGGTTTCGCTGGTGCGGATATAGCAGCCGCGACGTCGCCTACTACATCGCGGACTAGCACCCATCGCCCGGCGTCGGCGACGGCGCCGGGCATCGCCTGTATCGGCGATTCACAAATAGAGCCGGTGCCCGCGGGCGTCGCCGGAAAGAACGCGCGGGGGAGCCTGCACGCGGCAGGCAATCACACAAATCGGTCGGGGTGGGGGCCGACATCTGGAGGAAGTCATGGAGAAGTTGTATAACGAGAAGTTGTATAAGGAGATGCGACGCGCGCTTGATCTCGTGCGCGCGGAGGGCATCGAGGGGTGGGGGCTGGAAAACCCCGATCCCAGCCTGTTTAGCCTGGCCCAGACGGAGGGCCCGGTCGGTTGCACGTCCGAGACGTGCAACCACTGGAGTCACGACCCCGCGGCACCAGTAAACAAACTGGTACCGCGCAATGGGTGGGCAATCTCTTCCCTCGGCCGCACAGGAGCCGAGGGAGCGTCAGGTTACGTAGAGTTCTACGTAACCTGGCGAGGGGACGCGGCCAGAGCCTGGCGGCTGGACGCGCCAGACCAATTTTGGGCGAGGATGGCTGAAATAAAGGCGAGCGAGTTGCCCGCCTGGGCGCTTGCGCGCCTAATGGAGGAGGTGTTGGCATGACCGACGAAAAGCGCTTTGTGATGCGGATCGAGCCGAGCCTGCACGCCCGGATCGTGGCCGTGGCGCGGATGCGCGGCGAATCAATGACGGCGCTAGTCACCGAGGCCATCGAAGCCGCGATTGGCGATTTCGATCCGGGCCTCGTGCTCGGGTACGTCCAGCTCGCAGGCGGCGAACTGGAGGCCTCGGACTGCCCGGAGTGCGGGCAGCCCATGGACGCGACCTGGGTCGGCTTCACCGCCGGGCCAGGCCGACCGGTGCCGTTCGGGCCGGTGTGCTCTCTGTGTGCCATGACAGAGTAACCCGCGCATATCGAGCGCCCTGGTGATGAGCCGGGGCGCTTTTGTGTTTTGCGGACGCCAAAAGCACCCCTCTGTAGCTAGATCCGGTTACCGGACGCACGGCCTGCAAGGCCGACCTTTACATACAGAAGAGTGCTTTTCTGCTATCAATTATATCAGGTTTTCCTGTCGCCATCAAGTGGCAGGCCAACAGGGGCAAATAACCCCCCTACCCCACCGGCAGGGCAAGCGCACACACGCCCCAGCGCACACACACGCACACACAACGGCGCTCGATTATGTCGAGCGCCGTCTTTTATGTTTTGGGGCCCGGGGGGAGAGCGACCCCGGGCCCACAAGGAGGACGCCGATCCCCCGATCGGCTATAGCAATCGCCAGACTCGCACGCGCCGGCCGCTTGCCGGATCGTAAGCGAGCCGGCTTGTCGCCTTGCCCGCGTCTACCAGTTTGTTCAGGTCTCGCCGCGCTGTAACCTCGGTGATCCCCGACAGCCGAGCCACGTCAACAGCCAAAATGTCACCGTCATTAACCACTTCCCGTGCCAGCAGTTTTGTAAATTCCGCGAGAATTGCCTCTTTGTCAGGCGTCATAGCTTTTCCCCATATCGGAGATCGAGCGTTGACGTAAGCCGGTGGCATTCAACGACCCGACCATCGACGATCTCCCAGGCCAGGAACCCGTTCCGCAAGGAGGGCACAGACCTGGTCACTTGCCGGGCATGAGATGTAAGCCCACACATGCTGGGCAGGACATAGAGCGAAGCCATGCAAACCTCATCCCAGAAATCAAACTCCAGGTGCGCCGGGGCCCACTCGTGAAAGTGAGCCCGCACATAAACCCGAGCGGGACTTTGACCACTGTGAAGATCGTCATACACCCGATCGCGCAGATAATAAAGCGCCACGTTGCCCCGCAACCAGTGTCGAGATCCAGGCGCTGGCCCGTGGTGGGCCACATCAAACACAACGCCCGAAATATCAAAACGCCCATGATGGGCGCTACGAACGTCTTTATCAAAATCCTTCGCAAGCCGGGCAGCGATCCGAGCTTCGGCCGAGTCGGGAACGTGAACCGCAGTGCCCGTCAGCAGGCGCGCCGTTTTAACGTTGGGCAGGACCAGGAGCGGAGCCAAAGCGTCGGCCGCGATATCTTGCTGATCCTGTTTCGTGGTATCCGCAATCATACTGTCCGCATAGCGATCGCCTTGCGTGGCGTCCCCGTCCACGAGCACCACGATCTCATCATCCCCGGCCAGCGTTCGAAGCTCGGCGATCTTCTCCTGATACAAGCCCCACAGATATTTTTGAAACGCCGTCAATGGAGGTTGCCAGGGCAGGAGATCGCCCACGTCGTCAGCCCGCCACAGCACAGTAGCCGGATTCAGCAACCCCATCTGGTTGCCGGCATGTAAATCGGCAATGCCAACAACGAGGCGACGAATCACGTTTGGCCTATCCGCCCCAGCACCGCGCCGATGGCCGCCGACAGACCCTGTAGCCCGGTAACCCACCCCTGCCGTTCTTGCAGCCGCGTGATATCAATGGCAGCCTTATCAGCCTCACTCTCTACGCGATCCAAGCGCTTGCAGGTTTCGCGGTGATACTCATCGAGACTGAGCCGAAGGTGAGCTATGTCTTTTTTGATCTCAGCCAGCGTGACCTTGCCATTATCAGAGTCTACCATGAATCACGCCCTTTATCGGTTTCTCCCCGCACCAAGATCATACAAGCCGGTAGCAGCCAGGCCAAAGGACAGGCCGAACACGATCGCCTGAATCCAGACGCCGACGGGGTCAGGGATCATGCCCGCATCGAACACGTAATACAGCAAGCCAAACACGAACCCCACAGCCAAGGCCAGGACAAAGCTAGCCTTGCCCTCTATCCCCAACCGTTTTGCGGCCTCGACAACGCCCAAAACCAATAGCACCATCGACACACCAGCGATACTGTAGTCCATAAACACCCCCCAGGCGAACTAATTATCCAACCCAAGAATACCCGAAACTTACGCACCCGTCAAGCCCGACAAGAAGGCCAATGTCAACACGCCCCAAAAGTGCGTCATCCTGTTACACGTTGCCATATTTTGCCCTATTGACAACCTAGCCCTCTCGTAGTATAATCTTTTCATCACCACAAAAGGAGTGCAGAATGAAAAACGAGTTCGCAAGATTGTTAGTTCGCCCGCCCACTCTCCGCCTACTCAAGATCATGGCGGCGAGAAGGGGAATCCCGCTTGTCGAGCAGGCCGAGGAGGCAATCCAATTCTACTTGGAGGCACAGAAATGCGAAAAACCAAACGCGTCCACATCCCCGACGACGAAACGCTGAAAACCCTCTACCCCGACGCCCCCGCCCGGGAGCACGTAAACAGGTACATCGGGGACCATCTTGAGTGCCCCAACTGTGGGAGCACGACAGAATATTACCGGGGGATCGCAATATGCCTCCGGTGCAGAACCGAAATCGAGTTCTAGGAAAGAGAGAGCATGAACCCCAAAAAGCTAAAAACCATCCTCGAATCGCACGTTGATTGGCTCAAGGGCGAGGGCGGCAGCCGGGCCAACCTGTCCGAGGCCAACCTGTCCGGGGCCAACCTGAGCCGGGCCAACCTGCGCGAGGCCAACCTGGCCGGGGCCAGCCTGAGCGGGGCCAGCCTGAGCTGGGCCAACCTAAGCCGGGCCGACCTGAACTGGGCCGACCTGTCCGGGGCCGACCTGAGCCGGGCCGACCTGCACTGGGCCAACCTAAGCCGGGCCGACCTGAACTGGGCCAACCTAAGCCGGGCCGACCTGAACTGGGCCGACCTGCGCCGGGCCGACCTGAGCGGAGCCAGCCTGTCCGAGGCCGATCTGTCCGGGGCCAACCTAAGCTGGGCCGACCT